CCCTCATATATCATTCGTATGCAGGTAAGGTATTTTTGCACTTCGTTCAATCTATCTTCTCCAAGATCTTTATCTTGCCTGCCCTAAAAAAATTTTTTCCATCCAAAAAAAAGTCTGAGCCAAAAAAGTTATTCACACTTTTTCCCCAATTTAAAACCAAATAAACAAAAGGGTACCCATACCCCCAAAATTTTTTCTATACTTTTTAAAGTTTTGGGTGTTAGAATAAAGCAACCGAGGAAAGGATATGGGATTTTTAAGTAAACTAGCAAGAAGTAACATGCAAGGCAGAGCATCTAGGATGCCAAGACGTCCAGGTATGATAAGAGACATGCGCTTTCGAGGCAGAATGCCCCAAAAACGTGGCGGTTTTGGATTCGGATTAGGTGAAGCCATTCGCAGGTTAAACCAACAACAAAGAATGATGCCTCAACCTATACCAAGAGCAAAAATAGACATTTCAGCTTTAGAGCGTTTGCCGATGGGCGATATGCCGATGACTCAAGATCTTCCAGAGGTTGCACCTGTTGGAATGATGGCGGGCAGAACTTTACAACAAGACTTTCCAGCTGAGCCACGTATGATGATGCAAGCAGGGGACGAGGTTTCACCCGAGCAAGAAGTATTTAGCTTGCAAGCGCAACTTGAAAACTTGCGAGAACAATTGCGTTTAGACAGATCCTATAATGACGACCAAGCCGTTATTAATACATCTGCTGAAATGGCCGCAATTCAAGAAAGAATGAGAGAATTATTATCTGATAGAAATGTAAGAGAAATAATGGGTGAAAGAGGTCGTACTATTTCTAATTCATTTATGGATATGGAAGGCGGTCGTACTATTTCTGATTCTGATTATAATATGGGAAGACCCCAACTAGCAGAAGGCGGAGACTTCCCCGACCTAACAGGCGATGGTAAGGTTACTCAAGCAGATATATTAAAGGGACGAGGAGTTCAACTTAAAGCCGAGGGAGGCGAAATGATGACTCAAGAAAATGAAATAGATGCCATGTTAGGCGGTATGGATTCTGAAGAATCTGGAGCTATGGAAGACCTAGAGCAGATGGCTCCAGAAATGGAGATGATAGATCAGCTTGTAACAATGGTTGTCCAAATGATTCAGCAAGGCGCAAGTGAAGAAGAGGTAATGATGTTCCTCAGAGAGCAAGGGCTCGACGATGAAGATATTGGTACTGTTCTTCAACTTGTAGCTGAGATGGCAGAAGCCGAAGCGATGCCTCAAGACGGTATCGGAGCAGAACTAGAACAGCTAGCTTAACAATGGCCAACGAGCCAACCAATATAGAAAATCTTTTACAGATGTTGAATCAATCAGCTCCTGTAACTGAGGCTCCCCCAGGTACTTTCGATCTAGGTACTATCGAACCATTCAATCCAATAATGGAAAGGTACAAACCTAATCCTATAGATGCTTTTTTACTTGAGACGGTTGGTCCAGGCGACAAACTTAAAAAGTTGTTTAAAGCTCGCAATAAAATAAAACAATTGCTTAAAGGGCAAGAGCAAAATTATAAAAGGGGTCAAGACTTAGCATCTAAGTACGATCCAAAAGATAGCGCTCAAGGCAACTATATGATGAATGCTGCGATTAGAAGTGGCAAAAAATTTCAAAAACAATTAAATGAATTAGAAAAAAAAATTAGAAAAGCATATCAAAGTAAATAAATGGATTTTTCCAAACTTACAGAGGCTGAACTCAAAGAAGCCCTGCTGCTTTTAGAAAAGCAAGACGGTTACTCAACGCAAGATGAGTGTCAAGAATCTTTTTTGAGTTACGTCAACCACATGTGGCCAGAGTTTGTCTGCGGTCGTCATCATCAGATATTTGCCGAAAAGCTAGAACAAGTTGCTAGGGGTGAGATCAATCGTTTAATCGTTAACATGCCACCTCGACATACCAAGAGTGAGTTTGCTTCGACCTTCTTTCCGTCTTGGGTGATGGGACTCAAACCTAAAATGAAAATAATGGAGACGACCCATACGGGTGAACTCGCCGTTAGGTTCGGTCGTAAAGTGCGTAACTTAATGGATCAAAAAGAATACAAACAAGTTTTTCCCGACGTCAGTTTGCAGGCTGACAACAAATCGGCAGGGCGTTGGGAAACCAATAAAGGCGGCGAGTATTTTGCAGCAGGTGTGGGTGGGGCTGTAACTGGGCGGGGTGCGGATCTGTTAATCATTGATGATCCGCATTCTGAACAGGATGCACTTTCGCCGACTGCGCTAGAGTCTGCCTACGAGTGGTACACCTCTGGACCAAGACAGCGTCTGCAACCCAAGGGTGCGATTGTAATAGTGATGACGCGTTGGTCTTCGATCGACCTAACCGCTAAATTGTTGGATGCGCAGAAAGAACCTTTGGCTGACCAATGGGAAGTAATAGAGTTTCCTGCTATTTTTCCCGATACCGAAAAGCCTCTTTGGCCCGAGTATTGGGCTTTGGATGAATTGCAGAAAGTAAAAGCGTCTTTGCCTGGAATGAAGTGGAACGCTCAATGGATGCAAACGCCGACCTCTGAAGAGGGTGCGATTATCAAACGCGACTGGTGGCAAAGATGGAAACATGATTCTTTGCCCTCCGTTCAGTATATTATGCAGTCTTACGATACGGCTTTTAGTAAAAAAGAAACGGCCGATTACTCTGCTATCTCAACTTGGGGTGTATTTAGACCCAGCGAAGATTCGCCCGATTGCGTTATGTTATTGGATTGTCAAAAAGGCAGATGGGATTTCCCCGAGCTTAAAGAAATAGCCATGCGCGAGTATCGTTACTGGGAAACCGATATGGTTTTGATTGAAGCCAAAGCAAGTGGTACGCCTTTGACCCATGAACTTAGGCGAATGGGCATACCTGTAGTCAATTACTCGCCGACCAGAGGCCATGATAAAACAACGAGAATGCACTCGGTTGCCCCCATCTTTGAGTCTGGTATGGTGTATGCTCCGAATATGGGATTTGCCGAGGATATGATTGAAGAGTGCGCGTCATTTCCGTTTGGAGCTCACGATGATTTATGTGATACTATGACTCAAGCGTTGATGCGATTCCGCGAGGGCGGTTTTGTAAACTTAGATAGTGATTACGAGGACGAAGAACGCGAACCTAGACAGAGAGTTTATTACTAATGGCAATAGAAAGACAAACACCTGATCCTGCTCAAGAAGTAGAAGACATGCAAGATATGACAACTGAGCGATCAACCGAAGATATTGATGATGAAATTATTGAAATCTTAGAAGGGTTGGATGAAGAAGAAGGAGTTCAGTATCAAGACGACGGCTCTGTTATTTTGGGTGAGATGGAAGAAGAGATGGGAGCTGTTGGCTTTAGCGAAAACTTAGCCGAAGTCGTTTCTCAGTCTGAGTTAAGTAAAATCTATATTGAGCTAACGGCCGCAATAGAAAACGACAAATCAGCCAGAAAAGACTGGGAAAAAACTTATACCGACGGACTCAAGTATCTAGGTATGAAGTTTGACAATGAAAGATCTGAGCCTTTTGAGGGTGCAAGTGGCGTGATTCATCCGTTACTTGGAGAAAGCGTTACTCAGTTCCAAGCCCAAGCTTACAAAGAATTATTGCCTGCTCAAGGCCCAGTTAAAACTCAAGTCGTTGGCGAATACAGCGCAGCTTCAGAAGAACAAGCTCAACGCGTTAAAGAGTTTATGAACTACCAAATCATTCACGTGATGGAAGAGTACGACGAAGACTTAGATCAGATGTTGTTCTATCTGCCGTTGGCAGGTTCTGCGTTTAAGAAAGTTTATTACGATGAAAACTTGCAAAGAGCTGTTTCAAAGTTTGTTGCACCCGAAGATTTAATTGTTCCTTACTATACAACCGACCTAGAATCTTGCCCAAGAATTACTCACGTGATTAAGATGCCAGAGAACGAAGTCAAAAAACTGCAAGCGATTGGTTTTTACAGAGACGTGAAAGTAAGCGATGGCAGCGATCTATCAAACGCATCTGGCGTTAAAGAAGAAATCGAAAAACTAGAAGGGATGGAGCCGTCTTACGATACAGGTGAAGTATCTAATCTTTACGAAGTTCATTGCAACTTAGACCTCGAAGGGTTTGAAGATGTAAATGAAGAGGGCGAGTATACAGAAGTTAAATTGCCTTACATCATAACGATTGACAGCAACAGCGAAAACATTCTAGCGATTCGTAGGAACTTTGAAGAAGAAGATCCAATGAAAAACAAAATTGAATACTTCGTTCACTTCAAGTTCTTGCCAGGTCTAGGCTTTTACGGCTTTGGCTTAACTCATATGATAGGTGGTTTATCTAAAGCCTCAACGTCAATTGTTAGACAATTGATTGATGCTGGTACTTTGGCTAACTTACCTGCTGGTTTTAAAACCAGAGGCATTCGAATTCGAGACGAAGATTCTCCGATTCAGCCAGGTGAGTTTAGGGATGTAGATGCACCCGCAGGATCTTTGCGCGATGCGATTCAACCCCTGCCTTTTAAAGAACCAAGTGGAACTTTGCTGTCTTTGTTAGGACTATTGGTTCAAAGCGGCCAAAGGTTTGCCTCTATTGCAGAAATTAATATAGGCGAAGGTAACTCGCAAGCACCCGTTGGAACTACGGTTGCCTTGTTAGAGAAATCAACCAAAGTTTTGTCTGCCATTCATAAACGCTTGCATGCAGGTCAAAAGAAAGAGTTTAATTTGTTGGCAGAAATATTCTCTAAAAGCTTGCCCGAGTCTTATCCATACGCTATAGCAGGCGGTCAAATGGAGATTAAGCAAGCTGACTTTGATGATAGGGTGGATGTATTCCCTGTCTCTAATCCAGACATATTCTCTACCAGCCAAAGAATTATTATGGCTCAAGAAATGATGCAGTTGGTTCAATCCAACCCGCAGATTCATGGTCCAAACGGTATGTACGAAGCTTATCGCAGAATGTATGCTGCGTTAGGAACAGACAATATTGATTCTTTGCTGATACCACCCCCAGACACTCAACCTAAACCGATTGAATCTGGAATGGAAAACAGCACTTTATTAATGGGTGGAACAGCGCAAGCATTTATTCAGCAAAACCATGATGCTCATATTGCATCTCACGTTAACTTGTTGAACATGCAGCCAGTTCAAATGAACGCTCAGATTCAAGCCAACATACATTCGCATATCATGCAGCATCTACAGATGAAAGCTGACTTGATCGCGCAACAACAGATGCCGCCCGAGGCTATGCAGCAATATCAACAATTGCAGCAACAAGCCCAACAATCCACACCTGTTGACGCGGCGGCGCTCAATCAACAAGCCAACGAAATACTGGCGCAGTTTAGCTCGCCAATAATGACCGATCTAATGGCCCAGTTTGCTCAGCAAGTAGCAACGCCGCCGCAAGAAGATCCGTTGGTAGCAATTAGAAAACAAGAGCTAGCACTCAAAGGTCAAGAGTTACAACAAGATAAAGAACAGTTTGCCGTTAAAGAGCAAATGCGTGCAGATGAAAAATCCCGACAAGATCAAATAGACCGAGAACGTATTGACGCTCAGCGAGATATTGCTAGAATGAAGGACGATACGACTCAAGATAGACTTGACCAGCAAAAAGAACTAAAATTAATTGATATCGGTCTAAAACAGTTCGATCAATTTAGGTAAACAAATGGCTAAAAATATAAAAGTAGACAAAAACAAACTTTCATACAGCAACAAAGGAACTGTTCCTTCTAAAACAGATGCAGGAACTTTTGATGCTAATACCTCTCCAAAACCTGGAATGGGTAAAGGCAAAGCAAGAGGCATGGGCGCTGCTGAGTTTGGCGGTAAGTTTTCTGGCATTTATTAATGTCAACAATTTGGGTAGCTAACCAATTAAAAAAAAGGCTACAGGAGAAGAAAGACGACACCCAGAGTCAAATACTCAATGGTGCGCAATCTTTTGAAGATTATCAATATCTACGTGGACGTTACAATTCCCTCGTTGACGTAGAACAAGAACTTAGGGAATTGCTAAAAAGGATAGAAGAAGATGACGACGAACAAAGTGCTAGTACCTGACCATATTGCAGCTGAATTAGAAAACGACAAAGCCGCAGAAACCCAAAAAGAAGAAAGTAATTCCGAAGTTGACAAAGCTTTTGTCAGCGCGGAAGAACGTGTTTTAGATCCTACTTTGGTTGATAAAACTTTAATAGAAAGAATGCCAAGTCCTTCTGGGTGGAGAATGTTGATTCTTCCTTACAAAGGCAGAGGTGTAACCAAAGGTGGCATTCACCTAACCAAAGAGGTAGTTGACAAAGAAGCCTTGGCCTCAGTGGTTGCGTATGTAATTAAAATGGGTCCGCTGTGTTACAAAGACAAAGACAAATTTGGAGACACACCTTGGTGTGAAGAGAAGCAATGGGTGCTAATTGGTCGGTATGCTGGAGCTCGCTTTAAGTTAGGCGATGATGCAGAATGCCGTATTATTAACGACGACGAGGTTATCGCGACCATTCAAGATCCCGATGATATCGTCACGCTATAAACGTGAGGAGGACTCATGCTAGAAGAAGAAAAAAATCAAGCTCCAGAAGAGGAGATTGAAGAAGGTGAGGTTGTAGAACTTGATGTTCCAGAGGAAGATCAAGAAGCGCAAGCTGCCGTAGAAGATGTTTCTGAAGAAGAAACAAAAAAAGATGAAGAGCAAGACGAATTAGAAAACTATTCAAAAGGTGTTCAAAAACGTATTGCTACTTTAACTAAAAAAATGCGTGAGCAAGAGCGTGCAGCTCAATCTGCTTACGAGTATGCAAAAAACTTACAAGCTGAAAATGAAAATTTAAAAAGCAGTACGTCGCAACTAAACCAAAGCTATTATGGCGAGGCTGAAAACAGATTAAAATCTCAAAGAGCTCAAGCCAATACAGTTTTAAAAGGTGCTTATCAAGAGCAAGACTGGGACAAGGTAACAAAAGCCCAAGAAATTCTTGACAAGATTACTGTTGAAGAAAGTAAGTTAGCTAACAACAGAATGCAAATTGAAAGAGAGCCTGTGGTTCAAAATGTTCCACAAGAACAAGCATTTCAACAACAAGTTCAAGCTCCGCCTGCGCAAGCAGACCCTGCGGCAGAAGGTTGGGCGCAAAAAAACGAGTGGTTTGGTCAAGACGAAATAATGACTTTAGCCGCTTTTAACATTCATCAGAAATTAATTGAGGAAGAAGGGTTTGATCCTAGCGACTCAATGTACTATGATGAGATAGACAAACGTATTAGAGTCGAATTTCCACATAAGTTTAACGACGGTGGAGAAGCAAAGCCTAAAGCGAAGATGCAACAAACTGTTGCTCCAGCTGGA